CTGAATATCTGTCTTCATACCTAAATGAGACTTCAGAAGTTCGCAAGATGCAGAAGCAACTCGCAGAAGCCCAAACACAAATCGATGAAAAGTCAAAACTTTATGAGTCAACAAAGATCGAAAAAGACAAGATCGAGTCAAGACATCGTAGAGATAAGATTTTAAACGAAATGTTACAGCCTCTGTCAGGCGACAAAAAAGAAGTTATGTCAAATCTGTTAGAAACAGTGCAGACAGACAATTTAAAAACAGCTTTCAACAAGTATCTTCCACACGTAATGAAGGATGCCAGAAAGCCAACAATCATTTCTGAATCAAAAACAGAAACAACAGGCGACAAACCTAAGGCAACAACACAGGCAAAAGAAACAGACGAAGATGTAATAAACATCCGCAAATTAGCAGGTATTAATTAAGGAGAGGAAAAATTAAAATGACATCCCAATTGCTAGAACACAAATGGCAAGAGACTAAATCAGCACTTATGGAAGGTGTTGAAGGTACTAAAGCCAAATCATTGGATGTGGTCCTTGAAAACACACGCAAATACCTGTCAGAGCAAGCCACTGCCGGCGCAACATCAGCTGGTAACGTAGCAACTCTGAACAGAGTTATTTTGCCTGTGATCAGAAGGGTCATGCCAACTGTGATCGCTAACGAATTAGTTGGTGTTCAACCTATGACAGGTCCAGTTGGACAAATCCACACACTAAGAGTGAGATATGCTGACACAACAACAGGTGGTGCTACAAACATCGCAGCTGGTGACGAGGCATTATCTCCATTTAAGATTGCTTCATCTTATTCAGGTAACGACAGTTCACCTGCAAAAGGTGCCGCAACAGCAACACTTGAAGGTACTGCAGGTAAGAAATTAAACGTGCAGATCTTAAAGCAGGTTGTAGAAGCCAAATCAAGAAAGCTATCAGCAAGATGGACTTTTGAAGCGGCTCAAGATGCACAAGCACAGCAAGGCATCGACATCGAAGCAGAAATCATGGCCGCACTGGCACAAGAGATTACTGCTGAGATCGATCAAGAGATCCTAACATCTCTTAGAGCACTAGCTGGTTCAGCTGCAGCTGCATTTGATCAGTCTGCTGTTTCAGGTACAGCAACATTCGTAGGTGACGAGCACGCCGCACTAGCAGTGCTTATCAATCAGCAAGCCAACTTGATCGCACAGCGAACAAGAAGAGGCGCTGGTAACTACGCAGTTGTATCATCAGAAGCATTAACAATACTTCAATCAGCAACAACTTCAGCGTTCGCAAGATCAACTGAAGGTGTATTTGAAGCACCAACAAACACAAAGTTTGTAGGTACTTTAAACAACTCAATGAGAGTATATGTTGATGGTTATGCATCAACAGGAACAGACGTGCTTGTAGGTTACAAAGGTTCATCAGAAGCAGATGCACCAGCATTCTACTGCCCATACATTCCGTTAATGTCATCAGGTGTGGTACTTGATCCATCTACATTCGAGCCGGTTGTTAGCTTCTTAACAAGATATGGTTATGTTGAGTTATCAAACACAGCATCATCACTTGGTAATGCCGCTGACTATCTTGCAAGAATTAGTATTTCAAACGTATCATTCAAGTAATATAGAAAACAAAGAGGGGGATTTTTTATCCCCCTTTTTTTATGACCGATAAATATAAAAAATGAAAATAGTAAGAGACAGCACAGGCATTCAAAATCAAAGTGCATTCGGAGCTAACACCAGTGGCACGTTTGGAACTTTTCCCGCTTCAGACACAACTCCTTCAGTGCTTTCTGGCAATCTTTGGAAGACACATGCTTCTGCACAAACACTAACAACTTTTGATGATGGCATCCCAGGCCAAATCATCACTGTAATATCCACAGCCGCAGTTGTTTATGATGTGACTGGTACAACATTAAAAGGTGGATCATCTGATATCACAACAGCATCAGGAGATGTCACTAATTGGGTATATGACGGAACCAATTGGTATCTAATAAACTTTATGGATGTGTCAGCAGACTTGAGTGGCGGACACTAGAGTCATACAACAACCAATCATATTCATTGTCGTCTTGATGTTCTTCAACAGAATAACAATCTAAATCTTTTTTTGTAAGATGTTTGTCAGTTTGCACATTATCACGAACTGTACGACACTTTATTCCTAGTTTTTCGCATATGATTGCATAGTCCGACTCAAATGTTTCAATTGGTCTGATGACTAACTTAGAGTTAATAATGGTTTCGTACATTGTTTGTGCATCAGTCTCAGGCATCTTTAACCATTTTGTGTATAACCATAACAACATCCAATCTGGTGGCATTTGCCAATGCCACTCTTCCCATGTGCGATTTATTCTGCCAAGGTTGTAATCATAGTTGTAGTGTGACACATCTCGATCGTATGGATTTCTTATCCAAGTAATGTGCTGTCCAGGCCAAGTATGATCAATTGCATGACCCATGCCAATGATTACATCTGAATGATCTTGATCCACCTGCACTCCTCTGTGCCTTGGAAATGTTTGTTCATGCAGTGATTCTTTAGGATTGTACATAGGATCGTCCTTAATTTTGTAGTCCCATTGTCTGCCGCCCGCATCGTACCGCACAAGTGTTGATCCTGCTTGTAGTTCACCTTCATGTTCTGCAAGAATCATCCTATATTGCAAAGTTGATCCAGCACATTTTGGCACATGATGAAATGCATACATGCTGTAATTTTACACAAACATAAAATGTTTTGCAATAAATAAGTGCTGTACCATGCGAGCAGTAGATTTTTTAGTAGAACGTGACATTAAAGTTGAGATCCCAATCAACATTACCATACCACAAGATGGTGGAGATCCAAAGATATCTGTTGCTGACAAAGACACAGACACAGATGATTCAGCAGCTGAAAATGTTATGGTGTCACCATTACAACAAGAGATTGAAATGGCCAAAGCCGCACAAGGAAAAGAATCTCCAGTAATCGATAAACTTACAGATGATGATGAAGAAGTTGGAGAGGATGAAGTCAAACGCAGTGTGTACGACGAAGCAGACGAATTGAAACATTTAAAATCCTTACTCAAGGAACTGGTGTAAACACAACATGGCCTTTAGGAAAATCAAAGGCTCTTTTAAAAACAGAGACATAACAACACATGTGTTGGAGGACACATATCTAGCACATGATACCGTCACTGGTCAACTGCGAATAGGTGATGGAGTGACACCTGGTGGTAGTTTGGTTGCAGGAGGCAGTGCCACAGGACTAAAATTTGGCGATACAACATCTGCAACCATTTCCATTTCAGATGGTGGTGTTTTAAATTTGGTTGGCACAGGAGGTGTTACTGCAACAGTGGCAGGAGACACACTAACAATAGATGGTTCAGGTGTCAGTGGTGGTGGAGGCACAACATTATTTGTTGCTGATGATTCAGCAACAGTTGAAATAGCAAGTGGTGGATCCTTATACATAAGGGGTGGCGAAGGTATAACCACTTCCGCAAACTCCGATGGAACAATTACTATCACTTCAAGCGGCACAGCAGATCTTGGAGAACTACAAATTTCAGGCTCGAAACTATCTGTACAGGACAGTAGCACAGTTGGTGTTGGAATAGAAAATATTCGTATAGCTGGCAACACATTTAGCATAGATGACAGTGCAGTTGGCTTTGAATTTGACGGACATTTGATCCCCAGTGAGAACGGTACATATGATTTAGGTTCTGATAGCAAAAGATGGAAGACAGCTTTCTTGTCCAGTGAAACATTGGACATAGGTGGAGCAACAATTAGTTCAGATGGTACCGGCACTTTATCCATATCTGCCACAGGAGCCACATTGCCTGAGGACAGCAAAGTTGGTACCAACAAAATACAACCACTTGGCGCCACATCGGGTACAGGAGGTCGACCAATACAAAGAGTAAAAATTTTTGTCAGTGACGGATCCACATCCTTTACTGATGCTCAACTGTTGGCCAAGACAGCGGACTTGGTGTTAGAATTTAATGCAACCATAGACACTGAGCCTGTGTATACCCAAGCACAACAAACATTCACGCTGTCAAACGGAGACAATCTTGCATCACGTGATACTGTAACCTTGTTTCAGTTTTAGTTCACTATAAATATCACACATGGCAGACAAAACACCTGTAAGAGTAGTATTTGATAGCAATAATGTTGCCACAGGACTAGGTGAATTTCAGTCTGGTGAAACTGTAGGCACATCGTTTGGTGGCACAGGACTATCTTCAATTGGATCAGCAGGACAAATACTGAGAGTCAATGCCGCAGGCAACGGCTTAGAATTTGCCAATCAAGGTGATGTAGATGTACTTGCATCAGTAGATTCAGCTGCTGTGCAGGTCAATGATAACCTTAATATATCAGGCGCATTGTTTGTAAATGATGCAATTAGTTCTAATTCAACTGTCACCGCAACAGCATTGAACATAGGTGATGCAGAAATGAGTGAGACTGACCTTGAGAAGTTAGATGGCATAACAAATGGCACAGTGGCAGCTAACAAAGCAGTGGTAGTAGATGGCAACAAAGATGCAGGATCATTTAGAAACATAACTGCCACAGGAACTATAACAACTGCTACACTTGATGTCAATTCGATCGAATCTACTGATTCCACTGCTGTTC